CCGGGGCGCATGGTGAAGGGGTTGAGGCTGTCGACGTCGGCCGTGACCCACATCGGGTCGACGACCTGCTCGCCGTAGCGCAGCCCGGTCTTCGACATGGCCTGCAGCGTCTTGTTGTCGCCGAGCGTATCCCAGGCCGGGGAGCGGCCGTAGACTTCGCGCGCCGCGGTGACGTAGCGCGACGTCGGGTAGGGCCAGCGCCGGTAGCCGCCTTCGCGCAGCTTCAGCTTGCCCTCGATCGAGACTTCGCAGGCGTAGTAGGCCATGCCGCGCCAGGTCTTGTCGTTGCCCTTGCGGTCTTCGTTCGGCATGGTCGAGTGCAGGAATTCGAACTCTTTTTCCGGCTCCCGGGTCAGGCACTTGCGGATCGCTTCAGGCAGGGCGTCTTCGCCGAAGCGCTGCTTGGCCTGCCGCGCCGTCATGGAGTAGCGGCGGTCGAGCTCGTCGACCACACCCCAGGCGTTCTCGGCGATGTAGCACTCGGCGAGCGGCAGGGTCTGATAGCGGATCCCGCCTCCCATGCCGTCCTCGACGAACATCGTCGACGTGCCGAACGCGCCCAGGTTCAGGTAGTGCTCGGAGGCTTGGGAGGCGAAGTTGCTGGACGCCGAGTAGCGCAGCTTGAAGAGCAGGTCGCGCAGCTTCTCGCACCACAGCAGCGAGGCTTCGTCCTTGGCGGCGTCGGGATCCGACGGCACGATCGCATGCCACTTGGACGTACGCGGCGTGAGCATCGACTCCATCGCGGCGGCGAAGGCTTGGAGCGCCAGCTGCGCGGTCGAGTCATAGATCGCCTGGTCGCGGCGAACGCCGGCGGTGCGCGTGGTGATGAAGTCGTCGGCGCGCGGAAGCACCAGGGCTGCGATCTGTGACCACACCCCCTCGAAGTTGCTGCGCAGGGCCTTCTTGCGTTCCTGCCGGCGGATTGCTTCGAGCGCGTCGATCATCGTCTACATCGCCAACGGATCGCGGGCGCGCTGGTCCTGGCGCGAAAGCAGCGACGCCCCCGCGCCGAGCGCGGGAGACGGCTTGCCGCCGGGCTTCGTCTTGCTGCGGTCAAGCAGCGACCCGAGCGCACCCATCGGACCCAAGTTCTTGCCTAGCATCCCGAACGCCACCCTAACCCCCGGCCGCGCGCGGCGAATACGTTGACCCCAGGTCAGGCAAGCCGCTGTCTCCCGAGAGCAGTCGCGCCCCCGCCCCGCGCCGTGCGTTGCGATCGCGCTCGTTTCGGAGCGCGATCGCATCGTCGATCTGCGGAGCCCGCGGCGGCTTCTCGAGCTTTGGCGGGTTGAAGAGCGCGCTCACCGGCGGTCAGTCGTCGACGGACTTGGCGGCGAGCTCGGCGGTCTTGTCGCGGTGAGCGCGAAGCCAGGTGGCGCGGTTGTCGCCTTCGTTGATGTACGGGCAGTCGGCGCTCGGGATGCCCTGCTCGGCGGCGTCGCGGCCCTGGTCGGCGATCGGGTCGGCGTTCTTCTTGCTCATGGCGGTGGTCGTCCCCTGGCTATCAGTCAAACGGGCCTTCGCCCGTGCCCACCGCGACCGGCGCCGCCCTGCGCTCGCTGAAACCGTAGCGACCGGAAACGTCGTCGACCACGCGGGCGTGTCGGAGCATCATCATGGCGTATCTGCTAGCCGAAATCAAATCGTCCATTTCCTTGACGATCTTCCCGTCTTCGCGGTGGTACAGGCGGAATTCCTCGAGCCACAGCGGGCAGGTGTTGAACACCTTCCACCGACCATCGCGCATGCGCTGCAGCATTTCGAGCGTGCCGGCCTCGACGCCGTTGGATCCGTCGTTGAAGGTCGCGTGCCCGGGGAGCAGTTTCAGCCCGGCCTTGCGGTAGGTGTCGGCGATGCGAACGCCCGAGCCCTTGTCGTGCTGCATGCCGTCGTGCGGCCAGGCCCAACGCAGCGGCCCCCACTTCAGCGGGCCGATCACAAGGCTGTGCTGGTCGGGCGTGAGCTTCGCGGCGCGGTGCTCGCGGTGCAGATAGACTATGTCGTGGTCGCGATCCCAGGCGAGCTCGACCGCGCCGGTGGGGTGGTCCCATCCGAAGTCGAGCCCTCCGATCCGCGGCCACCAGGAGGGTAGCGGGATTGGGTCGCATACGACGGCCGAGTCCGGTAGGGGGAATACTCGCCCGGAGCCCAGGATCGGAATCCCCGAAGCCCGGGCGTCTCTTTCATGTTCTTCATAGCTATCGATGATCCTCTGTCGCTCTTCGACCGTGTAGTGCTCGGCGTCGTGGATCGTCATGACGGTGACGTGCCGGTGGTCGGACTTCTCGGTCAGGAAGCGCCGCACGACTTTCGACATGCCGAGCAGGGGCGTGAAGGTCAGCATGACGCTCCCCTTGGTCGCGTTCGTCCGCGTGCGCCCTTCGGAGTAAACGTCTTCGGGGGGCTCTTCGTCGAACCAGACCAGGTCGACGGTGTTCGCCTGCCACTTCGATCGCCCCTGGTCATAGGACTTGAAGAGCAGGGTCGAGTAGCCGCCGTTGACGTGCTTGACCTTGATCGAGTCGATCGCGTCGGGGATCCCGATTTTGCGCTTCCAGTCCTTCAGCGCGTCGGCGGGGATACAGCCCGTCCCCCACGCCTCTTCGTCCGTAGGCGGCCCGACCAGGATGCGTTGAACGCCGTCGCGCGTCAGTTCCGACGACTCGGACCCGGCAAGCGCTGTGATCGCCTTGTCCCACCGCCGCCCGGTCCACCAATCGGGGTAGCGGCCTGACAGGTGCATCGCGACTTCGAACCCGCCAGCCCACGTCTTGCCCAGCTGGTTGCCGGCCATGAACAGGCGCTCGTAGATCGGGAGTGCGCCGGCGGTGTGGAACTCGCGCTGCTTGGCGTACGGCTTGTAGAACCCGAGCTTGTTGCGGTTACGCTTTCCCTCGAGCTCGCGCTGCAGCTGGTCGCGAAACAGCGCCCACTCTTCGGATGAAGCCGTCGCCGCGGGCTGCGCGAGATCAGTCATTCGCCCTTCTCGTAGTCTAACCGAGCTTCCCGGCCTTGGCGGTGATGAACACCCCACGGGCCAATCCCCGCACCGCTGAGATCCATAAGACCAGGCTGTATGTCCGGCGCGCTCGTTGTCGTCGGTTAAGGACCGGGGGTTGGCTGTGGGTCGAAGAGTGTCAGAAGAGCGACAGGGGGTCAACGCCTTCCGGGTCTTCGGGGAACTCTAGCGCTTCTGCTACTCGGCTTGGCGAGGGCGGGTTTTCGATTTCCGCCGAAAAATTCTGGACGGGCGTATTGGCTTCGTCCCTTTCCGGCTGGTCGGCTAATAGGGGAGCCGCGGTGTGGGAAGGGTCGTTCTCTCCCCCCAGGGGCCCCGCGCCCGCGCGCCCCCCACCCCCCGCCTCGACGACCTCACCCTCGATCAGCTGCACCCCGGGCGCCCCATCGGCCGTGTTGCCGGCTAGCGGCGTAGGCGACGCGCCTGCAGCCATGATGCTGGCGAGCTCAATCAGCTGCTCCATCCGTTCGTCGCTTAGCCCGTCCGTGGTTTGGGCCACTTCAATCTTTTGGGGCATGAGGTGCGCCACCACGGCTAGGAACTTAGCCGGGTCGTGAAAGGCTACTTGGCGAATGACCGCGTCGCCTCGCTCTGCCCACGCGGCGTATATGTCCTGAAAGAAGCGGGTCGCGAGCTTGGCGCGGTTGCCTGTGCGCCGCGGCGCCGCCCATGCGGCTTGTAGGTTGTGCGGGCCAAAGCTCTTAGCCGGCGGGTCTAGTGGCATGATTGCTAGTCGTCCTTTGAGGCGGGGTGATTGTTCGGAGATTGCCTAAGTATGCGCCGAATGACGACTATTCGGCAAATAGGGCCCCTCGCGTCGCGCATGACAGCCGATTAGAGGGACTAGGACCGGCTAGGACGCGCGCAATCAGCCACAGAGGCCGGAAAGGCGTCTAGCGACGCGCCTGATAGGCGTCTAGGAGCTTAGGTGACGCGAGCGGCGTAAGCCGGGCGCATTTATCTCATAGCCCACAATCTCGCCCTGTTTGACTTGTGCTGCGAATCGGTTTAGCGCTGGACCGCGCCCTTGAGGGACGGGCCGCTGCGCTAATCCGTAGCGCCACAGCCCTAGACGCTATCCCTCTCATATCCCGAAAAGCCGGTTAGCCGGCGAGGCGAGACAATCGCAACGGAGAGGGTTGACGTATCTGTAGCTATTTTGCTATAAGACCGATTAGCGGCCCGTTGAGGCCGATAAGAGGAACAAGCAAATGACCAACAACGCATTCATCGTTGAGGGTGTGGACCTTGAAGACGGTTCGCGCACGGAGCTCAACGCCTTTGACAATTCAGGCGACGCGCGCGCCTTCCTTCGCGGCTACACGTCGAAGGAAAACGCAGGCGGTTGGGACTTGATCGAAGTCTATGACACCCGCGACCCCGAGAACCCCGAACGCCTGTGGTTTTGGGAGCGTGACAGCGACAACGACGCGGAACGCGCGGACCTTCTGGCGCATGCTGGACGCGACGCCTAAGAGCCCGCCTCTCGCCACGGTGCTTAGGCATCGTGGCGAGTAGCGGCCGCTTAGAGCCGGTTAGAGGGACTAGGACCATGCCAGCGCTAGACTATGCCAAAATCCGGCGGCGCGCCGACGCGCTACACGCCAGCGCCAAGGACGGAACGCTTCGCCTTAACGATCAAACGTACACGTTCCGATTCGACCCGCGCGATGGCGTTTACGACGTGACGGACGAAAGCGGCGCGCGCCTTGTCCGATACAACACGCGCAAGCTCACCGTGGCGCGCCAATGGTTGCGCGAGTACTTCGCCGACTAGACACCCTTGTGACCCCTTGGCGCTAAGGCGCCGAGGGGATGCACGGGCGCCTAGAAGCCCGATAACGAGAGGAACAACCCAATGCCGATTTTCAAAGGCGTCTACCCCTTCCGGCCCGATTGCTTCGCGCCGGTTACCCTGGCGCGCGAAGCTAAGGAACGCGGGCGCTACGGTTGCGCGCAACGCGCCGAATTGCTGATAGAGGCGCCCACGGCTTTCGTCGCGTGGAATCACGCGCGCCAGTATCGCGCCGGCGACGATGACGGCCGCTTTAAGTTTGACGCGCGCGGGCCAGGCCGCTCGCTTCCCGTTCTTTCATTGGTCGCGCCGTGTCTGTCATGACCATAGCACCCCGAATCACAAAGCTAATCGCCTTGCTGGCGATTCTCGCGTTTGCGCTGTTTGGTCCCAAAGCCGAGGCGCCGGCGGATGACACCCTGCACGGCAACAAGGCGCTTGGCGCGCCGCTGTGTAGCTGTCTTCTCGACTCTGACGACTAGAGAGGAACAAGCTATGCCTAAGACGATCACATTCACCGTCCCGACCCGCGAAGGGACCGACACGCGCCAAGGTCACCGTGTCGATCTTATGGTCGGAACGGCGCGTAAGCGTTTCGTTCTGCAGCTAGGCGAAGACGGCGCGCCCGATACGCTGGCGCACTACGCGAGCGGTTACAGCCTGGGAAGCCTCAACCCTATTATGATCCGTCAAATGACGCGCGGCGCCGGCCGTGCGGACCCGCGCGCGGCTGCACAGGTTCTGCTTAGCGATCTCGTCTCAAAGCACGGCGCCGACAAGGTCAACAGCCGAATTGAAGCCGCGCCCGTTCTCAACCGCTAGACTTTCGCTCGCCTCCCCGCCTTTGCGCGGGGAGGCTTGCGAGTGCCTAGAGCTCGGAACGCCTAAGAGGAAACGACACCATGATAACCCCCACTGTAGTGCGCCGCGTGCTGGCGAAGCTGGAAGCCGAAAGCCTCGACGTTGCAGGGCGCGGCAAGCCGGGCGAGGGCGCGCACGACGGCGCCGTTATGTCCGTCGCGGCACTTCGCCTGCTGCAAGGCGACGGCGTGTTGCTCGCGCGCATGGTCAAAGCGTTGAACGCCGAGACGCACACGCTCGCCGACTTCCGAAACATGCCTGCAGACGCCAAGCCGCGCGCCCTGGGCGCCGGCGCGAGCTCGACGGCCTGTGACGACCAGCACACTACGGCGCGGAGGCTCTAAGCCATGGGCCCGAAACAATTCGCCTGGTCACTGGTGCGCGCCGCAATCGTCGGCGCCGCCTTTGCTGCAATCGTGCTTTTCGCAATCACGCTCGCGGCGCTTGTCGCCGCGTAGCAAATATGATTTAACGGGTTAAGCCAAAAGCCCATAAGGGCAGAAAGAGGAACAAATGGACGTTTACGCACAACACCGCGCCGCCTTCGCCAGCGTTTCGGCCTGGGTCATTCTCGACCGCAAACGCGAGCGGGTCGCGACCATCGCGCTCAAATATCCGCGCGACGGCGCCGGGCGCCTGTACGCCTATTTCCACTTGCACGGCGTTCCTATGGTTCGCGCCTTCGCGTCGGGCGGCGGTTACGATAAGGCAAGCGCGGCGATCTCGGCCGCAATCGCCCTGGTCGCGCCCTACGGCCCCGAAGACGTCGAGCGGTTCGGCCCGGAGCACAACGCGCGCCTGGCCGCGTTGCGAGACGCGGCGAAGGCGATGGACTCGGGGTCCTGGGAGCGCTGCATCGAAAATGCCGGCAAGGGCTTCGCCGTCCTGCAAGCGGTCTAGGCCACGGCTTTTGGCCCTGGCGCTTCGCGCGTCGGGGTCAATGGCCGGCGCCTAGAAGCCGGATAACAGAGGAACATCGAAATGGAATACAACGGCAAGCGCGCCGCGGATCGAAAGGCCGCGGCGGATCGCGTCGAGGCGCTGGCGCGCAAAATGGGCGTTCAGGTCATCGAACGCACGGAAGAGGGACGCGGGATCCGGCTAAGCATGACGGGTTGGGGAGTGAGCGTGTCGACGACCTTTGAGGCCGGCTCGACCTGGGACTTCCTCGCGCACTGGTACGGCAGCGAGAAGCCTTTGGCTGATAAGTTCGGCTTCTACGTCGGCGGTTCGGTTAATCCGCACCACCGCCGCAAGGCCACCACGCACGCTGCCGACCTGTTTTCGCTTCTCGCCTTCCTCGAGGGCGGATGGGCGGCGCTGGACTGTGGCAAGGCGTTTGAGACGCGCCGCCGCTATGAATTCACCGCGCCGGGCGAACAACACCACCGCGCCGCCGTTTGGGCGGATAGCGAAGAGGAAGCCCGCGCCCGGTTCGCCGCGACGCCGGGCTTTGACGCCTGGACTGTGAAGGATGCGACGCCATGAGCGCGCACCTGGTCAAAGCCCGCGACCCCGAAGGGGGCGAGGCGTTCCTTTGCTACAAGGCGCCCGGTCTGACGCCACGCCGCGAAGAGGCGACGCGGTTCGCGAACGCGCGGGCGGCCGGCTACGCCGCGCACGCCGCCCGCTGGGGTCCGTCTGACGCCTTTTGGGAAAGCGAGCGCGAAAGCGCGCGCCGTACCGCCGAGGCGCGCAAAGGCTGGACGTTCACCGTGGAGGAAACCCGATGATCCCCGCCTACGATCCACACATCACCCGCGCGGCCGCATGCCTTCGCGACGATCCGACCTTTTCGGCGTCACCCCGCGTAGAGCAGGAAGAGGAAGCGCGCGCCGTCCTGGCGGTCGAAGGGGGCGACCCGGAAGACCCGCTAGACGTGGCCTTGACGATCGAAGCGGCGCTGCAGCCGGCTCCTGACCCGACGCCTGGCGAGCTCGCCGCGTATCTCAAACCCACGGCCGGCGCGACGCATAGGGCCATTGTCGCGGAGCCGTCACCCGTGCCCGTGCGGCCCTTGGAGGCGTGCAGGGAAGGCAAAGACGACTTCGACCTAAGCGGGCGCACCTGTGGCGCCCCTGTGGGCGCTACGGGGCGTTGTCAGGACTGCGGGGCGTTCAGGCGCGCAGCGGCGACCACGGAGCCCGTACAGCCCCACGCGCGCGCCGTGCTCGCCCCGGAGCCGGTGGGGGAGGCGGGCGCGACGCCTGAAACCCACTACGTGCGCCGGCTGAAGGAAGTCGCGGGCTGGCCTGACCACCTGATAGCCGCGATCTTGAAAAAGTCGCGCGCCACGGTCCAGGCCTACGCGGGCGGGCGCTTGCCCGAGCGGCTGACCCTCGACCAGTACCGCGCGCTCGACGACGCGATCACTCGCCAGATCGCCGAAATGCAGTCGATATTGGCTGGTCTAAGATCACCGGAAGGACTTTGAATCATGGGGCGAAACATCACGCCGGAGGAACGGCGTCGGCGTAGCCACGCGGCGAAGTGGGCGGCGCTGCTGCGTCGCCGGCGCGAGCGTTTCTATATCGCACTCAGCTGCAAGGATTCATGGGATCCCGACGCCCTGCGGTGGCCGGGCTCGGGCTCTGACGTACGCGGGGCTTACCGACGCTTCGTGTGGCCGAAGCTCTTTCCGACCAGGAAGATCGCCGAACAGGCCGCCGAGATCCTGCGACCGTTCCGCGCGACCGCCGCCGTGCCGGGCCGCGGGCGCGTCGTCAGCTACACGATCGAAAAGACCTTGCTCCCTGAACGCGTGACTTCTTAACGCGTCTCCCCTACTTAGGCCACGTTCCTCCCCCTGCCACCAGCGCACCGCCTCCCCGCGCACCGGCAGGCACCTTTAAGCCCTCGTCGCCTTTTTGGTGGCGAGGGCTTGTTTTTGTCTGCGACCCGGTGTTTAACCTGTTAGCCTAGAGGCGAGCAGAGGGACCAGGACAGTGGCCGGCACCGACACCACGAACCACGATTTGCAGCACGCCCGCCAGCGCGCCGAGACGATCCAAAACTACACCGACGACCCCTTCGCGCGCGGACTGGCGGCGGACGTCCTGGGCCTACTCGACCTGCTCGCCCGCCTCGAAGCGCACATCACTGCGATGCCCGGGCCCGGCAAGCCCTCCGCCATGACGTTGCACCGGCACAAAGGCCAGGCGCTTCGCGTCGAAATCCAGAAAGTGCTCGCGACATGAACACGACAAAGCTGATCGCCGTAGATCCTGGGATCACAGGCGCGCTCGCGTTCTATGACGCCGGGCTTGGCCGCCTCGATATCGTTGACATGCCAAGCATGGTGGTCGGGCCCGGCACGCGCCGCGGCATAAACGAGATCGAACTCGAAGCGCTGCTGCGCACCTTCTGCGAAATGGGCTACGATACGATGTTCGTAGAGCAGGTCGGCGGCATGCCTGGTCAGTCAGCACCCCACGCGTTCGTCTTCGGCTACGGCGCCGGGTTCCTGCGCGGCGTCGCGCGCGGCCTGGGCCTGAAGATCGAGCCTGTACGCCCCCAAGTCTGGAAGACCAGGCTGAAGGTGCCGGCCGACAAGAGCGCAGCGCGGGCGAGGGCTTCTGAACTGCTGCCCGCGCACGCTCACTTCTGGCCGCTGGTGAAGCACGACGGTAGGGCAGAGGCTGCGCTGCTGTCAGTGTATGGCGAGATCGTTACGAGGACAGGCCGATGAAACCCCCCGTCAAGAACACCCGACCCACCGCCGCGCTGCAGATCGAAGCGCTCAACCGCTCGAAGGCCGCGGATCTCGACACGATCGTCGAGGGCGTTGCTGACCTGACGGCAGGCGGGACGCCCGTCGACCCCGCCGATCTCAACGACCTGGTCGACACGGTGCTGGCATGAGCGAGCCGAACAATTACTCATCCTGGTCTGACGACGAGATCGCCACGCTGAAGAAGCTCTACGCCAAAGGCCTGACGAACGGCCAGATTGCGGCACAGATCCGGGGCAAGTCCCGAAACGCTGTGATCGGCAAGGTGGCCCGTCTGATCGCGCGAGGCGCGCTGGCGTACAGGGGTTCGAACACGATCGCCGCGGCCAACGCCATACGAAACGCGGCAACCCGGGCGCAGCGCCTGGCGCGCGCGGCCGCAAAGCCCCCTAACAACCACGACGACACGCCCCGGCCGCCCAAGGCCCCGCCCCCACCGAAGGAAGCGCCCGGCCCGAGCGCGCGCCCCTGGTTGACGCGCCTCGAAGGCGAGTGCAGGGCGCCGATAGGCGAACCGAACGCCGACATGCTGATGTGCTGTGCGCGCGCCGGCCACGGCTACAACGGCGACTACTGCGAGCGCCACGCGCGCCGCTTCTACACGCCGACCAAGCGGCAGGACGACGAACGCACGGCGAGGCGCTTTGCATGAGCCGGCAACCTGACTTCTACGTGATCGAGCTCTATGCCGGCCGCAAGCGGCTGTTCACCACCGCCGCGGCGACGCCCGGGAAGATCTACGCCGAGATCCGCCGCGTCAGGCCGCGCGTCTCACAGGCCACGAGCGCGAGCATTACCGCCTGGCGGCGCGAAGACGCCTACGACAAGGGCGGCCAGTACGCGCGCTGGACGAAAATCGAGCGCTATCAGGAGGAATTACGATGAGCGAGCAGGTCACAATAGGTTGGACGTCGTTTCAGGACGGAACCTTCGAATTGATCGTCAAAGACCCCGCGACACACGAAGAGACGACGTTGAAGGGCACCTGTACCGACGCACAAAGCGACTTGGTCAATCGGCTTTTTCCGCCTTGCGTTTTTGTCACCTACGCGCCCGTCGCCAAATGAGCAGCGCTCGCGTCCCCTCCGAGGCGCAGCGTCGCGACCCGTTAAGGGAACGCGCCCGCCTTCGCCTGCTCGAAGACCTGGCGGCGACGGTCGCGGCGCAAAAGCACCGCGTCGAGCAGGCAGGCATGCGCCCTATGGCCGTGGTGCTGAACGCCGAGATCCTGAAGGACTGCGACGCCGAAAACCTGACGATGCTCTACGGCCTGCCGATCGTGACGACGCCGCTCTA